GATGTCATTATTAGAAGGATTTATTATTCCTACCGATTTATTACCTATGCAGTATCTTACTCAAGGAAAATCTAAAGTAGGATTTGCTATAATGGGTCTTGATCACAGTATAGAAGGCAATCAATGGACTACTAATATTAAAGGTCAGATGATCAATCTACCTGATCCGGCAAGAGTATTAAGTTCAGAGCTAGGAGCTGCAGAAATAGGTGCAGGAGGAGCTCCTCCTAAAACTTCAAGTAATTTTGTATATGAAGATCCAGGCCCTCCAGTTCCAATCGGGAAAAATCCTTTATTAAAAGATCAAGCATTTTTAAATAAAGTAGGTGAAATAGCAAGAAAATATGGGTTTAATCCTGAAGAAATGTTAAAATGTTTCCATGCTGAATCTGGTATATCAACTACAGCTGCAAATAGAGATCCTAAAGATAAGCACTTAATAGCAGCAGGTTTAATGCAGTGGACATATGATTCTGGATTTTTAAACTACAAAAGTAGTAAAAAATTCGGAGTAACTAATATAGAACAAATATTAAAATTATCTGCATTACAGCAGTTAGAAATGGCAGATGAATATTTCGCTAATTCTAGAACATATATTAACAGAATGAGTACAGCTGAAAGAAGTTCATTCTTTGGATTATATTTATTAGTATTCTACCCAGTATTTGCAGGAAAACCAGATTCAGAGATAGCTCAAAATAAAAAATACTCAGCTGAACGAATATCAAGACAAAATCCAGGTATTGCGACAGCAGCTGGTAAAAAGCCTGGTGATCCTCTTACAAAAGGAGATTTTAGGAAATATTGTGCTAAAACATTTAATAAAAAATTACCTGACGGTTTAAAATTTGGCTAAAAATTATGATTAAGTATTTTCCAAAAAATAAAATTATAACTAATCTTTATACTAAAGGGGGAGAATTTAGTATAAAAGAAAAAGAATATATAGGAGCATATTATAAAACATATAATGGTAAAATATATTCTGGAAAAAACCCGGTTAATGGTTCTTCTCAGGAATTATTACCAATAGTATTTTCACCTGATAATTTTTCACCTACTAGAATAACTCAAACAGCAGGTATATTATATAATGGTAATACTAAAGATTATATTAATAATCCTAATTTAGCCAATGTTGATTTTTATGAAGTGCCAACTCAGTTTTACCCTAGACCTACTGATAATGACTATCAGAAAGGATATATAATGAGATACTTTGCAAAGAAAAGAAATGATATAGGATATGTTATTGAAATAAACAAAGAAACTTATCAATCTATTATTAAGCAGGATAAAGTATATGATTACGTTACTTACCAGGCCATAGATATATTCTGGCAAATAACAGGGCCTTTAAAAGATGATAGAAAAAATAAACTATATAAAGTAGCCGGAATTATAGATACTAATAAAAGATTAGTAGAACAAAAAGATAAAGTATTTAGAGGTTTAATTGAATTTATCGGAGAAAAGTATGATAAATTTGCTAAACCAACTCCATAGAGTTGTTATTCTGAAAATAAATTTTTATATTATGAACAAATCAAGGTTATATGTTTTACATAGTAGAAACAAAAGAACAATTATTACAGCTACCGACTGATGGAAGACCTTTTCTCCAAGCTATACCTACTAACAGTAATTATCATCCTGTCAATAATTCTGTGTCTTTATTCTACTATAAAGCTGGCAATAAAGGTTATATCTTACCCTTGGATCATAGTGAAGCGTTTTCTTTGGAAAAAGAAGATATCCTAGAATTCTTATCAAAACACGATAAAATTTACTGTTTAGATAAGAAGTTTCACTCTTATTTTATTCCTTCAGATAATCTTGTTGATCTTAATTTTACTATTCTTGATCAGGAAAATGTAATACCTGATTTAGACTGTGATACTTTGGTTCATAGGGATTATTATAGAAAGTATTATTTCGATCAAACTCTTAATAACATTATTCCTATCTCAAAACATTACGAGAAATGTGAATGTTTATATGAATCAATAAAAAATTATATTGGTAAAGAATGCACAGATAATATCTACGATGAACTAATATCAGAGTATAAAAAGGTAGAGGAGAAAGGATTACTAATAGATGAAAAAACTTTAGATAAACACTTTGAATTAAATTGGAAACCTTATTCTATTAAAGACGGAATAATTTACACTTATTATAATCTTTATAATTTAACTAATCGCCCTACTAATTCATTCAACGGAATTAACTTTTTAGCTTTAAAAAAGGATAATAAATGCAGGGAAAGTTTTTATCCTTTAAATGATATGTTTATCGAATTTGACTTTGATGGATATCACTTAAGATTAATTGCAGATCTTATAGGATTTGAACTAAATAATAAAGAATCAATACATACTATATTAGGGAGAGAATACTTCAGTAAGCAGGAAATAACCGAAGATGAATATCAGCAATCTAAAGTAATTACATTCAAACAGATATATGGAGGCATTGATAAGGAATACGAAAATATAGAATTCTTTAAAAAGATTAAAAATTATATATGGGATGTATGGAATCTATTCAAATTAGAAGGACATATTAAATTACCAACTGGAAGAATATTACATAAAGAAAAGAATGAGAACTTAAATCCTCAGAAATTATTTAATTATGTTATACAAAATTTGGAAACCAAAAGTAATATTCTTATATTGAAAGAAATAAATAAACTACTAGAAAATAAAAAGAGCTTTATATCATTAATCGTGTATGATTCGTTTTTAATAGACTTTTCAACAGAGGATAAGAAGGATATACTACTAGGGATAAAGAATATTATTAACGATTTTAATTTAACATCAAAAACTAAATACGGAAAGAACTACGATTGTTTAGTCAAAACCAACTATTTATAATGGATACAACATACACGTTTCAAGATATAATGAATAAGTTATTCTGCACTTTTACTTCAGAAGAAGGATTAGAAGACACCCTTAAGAACATCAAATCTCATTATTCTATCCTTTATAATAAGATTTTTATTTTAGAGGCTAAGGATAGCGACGAATTATTATGCACTTATAATATCGATCCTAATAACTCAAATTCAAAAATCATTCCAAATACGATATTACTTCATCGTAAAAAAGAAACGAATACTCTTTATACTATAAATGCTCTTAATCTTTTAATTAAAGAATTAAACGGCGGGGTTGTAGATTCTAACTACAAAATTGAATGGCCTGATTTTAAGAACACAGTTCTTTTAACTCAAGGTTCAGACTTAAGAAAGTTAGAGACCAAAATCAACAAAATCGTATCAGTTTAATTTTTTTTTAAAAGTAGTTGGAACTTATAGTTTAATTTACTATATTTAAGAATTACTATTAATCAAAAGTTACGCAAATGGATTTAAATCTAATCAAAAACAAGCTCGCGTCATTGCAGCAAAAACAAGGCGGAGGTAAGAAAGACTTTTCTACTATCCTTTGGAAACCAGGTATCGGTAAACATTCCGTTCGTATGGTTCCATCAGCCTACAACAAATCATGGCCTTTTAAAGAGGTATTTTTTCACTACGGCATCGGTTCTCGTACGATGATTTCTTTGGTTAACTTCGAAGAAAAAGATCCTATCGTTGAATTTGCTACTCAAATTAGCAAAAGTAATGATAAAGAGAACTGGCAACTAGCTAAAAAATTACAACCTAAGATGCGAGTATTCGCTCCTGTTGTAGTTCGAGGCGAAGAAGACAAAGGTGTTCGCTTATGGGAGTTCGGAAAGGAGGTATACATGGAACTTCTAGCTATTCTAGAAGACGAAGATGTAGGTGATTTCACTGATCCGATTGAAGGTCGCGATTTAACAGTTGATACTGTAGGTCCAGATCAATCAGGTCGTGCTTATAACAAAACTTCAGTTCGTGTACGTACCAAAATTACTCCTTTATCTACAGATGCTAGTGAAGTACAAGAATGGTTACAGACTCAGCCTGAACCGTTAACTATCTTCAAAAAGTATCCTTATGAGGAAATGAAAGAAGCTTTATTACAATGGTTAAACCCATCTGATGAAGTAGAAGAAACTCCAGTAGCAGCCCCGGCTGTTAATGAATCTGCACCTAACGTAGTTGCAGCAGGAAGTGGAAATAAATACTCTATTTCAGCAAAGAAAAATGTTGACGATGAATTTGATAAGCTATTTAGCGATACCTCAGAGGCAGACGTACCAACAGAAGAAGATGATCTACCATTTTAATTTAAAGTAAACTATGGCTAAAACGAAAGAAGTATCTTTGAATGCTAGTGTATCGAGTGCGATAAACGGAAAGCATGACTTAGATAGATTTAAAAAAGGTAAAAACTTAGGAGGTGTTAGTGTTAAATTTAAAGACCAAGCTTGGATACCTCTATCCAATGCTTTTAGAGAAGCTGTATCAGTTCCAGGTATTCCTACAGGCCATGTTACCCTATTAAGAGGACATTCAGATACTGGCAAGACAACAGCTTTATTAGAGGCAGCAGTTAATGCTCAGAAGATGGGAATCTTGCCAGTATTTATTATTACTGAGA